TACTAACAAAACTGGAAATTGCAGTTTAGCAAATTGCTATACACAATTAACTGGTGGTTATTATTCAACTTGTTACCCGAACTTGATTGGAATTAATTGGTGGGGCACATATGGAGCAGGTGACCAAAGTTATGGAGGCAAATAAATAATGGCAATATACTATTTTACAAACGCTGGCGAACCTTGTACACCATTTGAGGTGACTGGTGAAGACCTTATGAAAAAAGGTATGGCAATCAAGGCTACTGTTCCTGATGGAATTGAGGCTTGGAGATTATCTTATAATCTATCTACTAAAGCAGTTGATGTTGCTTATGAAGGTTTGTCTGAAGAAGACGCTATAGCAAAAAGACTTGAAGATGATACTACTGAAGCAGCAGCTAATTTACAAAAAGAAAAAGACGCAAGAACAGCACAAGAAGCAGAATAATGAGTAATTTAACAGATTTTACAAATACATTTTTAGAACAATCCGAATTTTATGGATTTAAAAAATTAGCAAATGGATCACTAGAGCTGACTTATAGCAATGGTGTAGATGATATAAACGCTTCTGTACAATCATCAGCAACTTATATAGACAACTTTGATGATAGTTTTATTGCAAAAAGAGGTTTAGTATTTGCTATTAATAGTGATGGTGAATTAACATTAACATTACAGCCGGCAGCTTAATTATAATATTAACTTGAATAGAAAACTATTATAAATATAACGTAAGGGATAAAAAAGTAAGGGATATAAAAAATTATGGCCACAATAAATTTAGGTAGAATAAAACCAGTATTTAGGGGTGCATATGATGGAGCAACAGCTTATGTGATAGATGATATTGTCACATTTGGTGCTTCTACAGTTGTTGAAACTTTCATTTGTATTTTGGCTTCAACAGGCAACGCTACATCTGATACTACCTATTGGACAAAATTAGCGGCTAAAGGTGGAGATGTTACACAGTTAACAACTCACGGAGATTTAATCATAAGGGATGCTGCTGGAGTTGCAAGATTACCAGCAGGAACTTCTGGTCAAGTATTACAAACACAAGGAACTTCAGGTGACCCACAATGGGTAGATGATGGAGTTGAAATAGCGTCAACACAAGGAGACATTCTTTATAGGGATGGTTCTGGAGTTGTACGTTTAGGAGCAGGTTCTTCTGGACAAGTATTAGTAACTGGCGGAGCAGCTGCAAACCCTAGTTGGGGTGCAGGAACTTTCATAGATTGGCAAGTAAAAAGTGCAAGTTTTACTGCTGTAACTGGCGGTGCTTATATGTGTGATACAACAGCAGGTATATTTACTTTAACTTTACCTGATGGTCCAGCAAATAATGACCACATTTTAATTAATGACAGTCACGGAAAATTCAATACAAATAATTTAACAATAGCAAGAGCCGCAAATAGGGAGAATATTGCAGGATCGGCTTCAGATTTGATTGCTGATACTGATTATGCTTCTTTCAGACTTACATACAAGTTTGATTCAGCAACATCTACAAATTACGGCTGGATATTAACATAGAATTGATATAGGAGATAAATGAGTAATTTATCAAAAATACTAGGCAGTGGTGGGGCAACTGATCCAAGAAAAGAAGGACTTCCTTTATTCGGTCTTTTTGGCCAAAATGGTGACCAAAATCACCATTTGAATTATAGAGTTTTTGATTCTAATTTCAAACAAGTAAACTCACCTTGGGGTGCAGTTTGTAATTCCACAACAAATTATAGATTTGGGATGATGGGAGACGCTTCTCACGCTTATTCATACAATGACCACGGTACTAATATTGGACACGCAAACCTTACTACTGAAACTTACAGTTCTTGGGGTGCTTGGAATAAAAGTGTTTACCAAGTAGACCAGTATCCACATTGTTTCTATTATACTGCTTCACGGAATGGTGCAATTTCTTGGCATTGTTATCACAATATAACTTCTTCATTTGAGTATCAAGTTGGTTGGACTAAAATTAATCAGGTTCTTCCTGAAGGATGTAGACCTAGACGGATATTTACTAACAGACGACATTCTATGAGAGAAATATCTGGATTGCAAGGCACTGCTAATTTTGACCATTACGATTACAGTTCACACTTAATAGATCCATCAATTAATAATTACGCAACTGGTACTGGATACAACGAAAAAACTAAAACGTTGGTAATGATTCACTCTACTAATGAAAGTAGCAGTACTGCCAAGTCTATTCACATATTTAAGTCTTCTAAAGATTTAAATTCTGTTAAAAGAATTAAAGAATACTTTGATAATTTAGAATCTACAGAATACTTTACTGACACTTGGACTAATCAAAATGTTAAGGATTGGTGTGTTGTTGTTGGTAATAATGATTGGGTTGGTTTTGGCTTAAAACAAAGTAACAGCAAAAGATATTGTGCATTTGATTGCAGTGTTAAAGGTGCAGGAATAGATATAACTGGTGCAAGTAGAAGATACCTTGATTGGAAAGATTATGCAGGATCAACAACTACATCTTATGGAGCTAATTCAGGACATCAATACTATACTAAATTCCAAACAACTTGGGATGGAACTTGGGGAATGATTTATTCTCCTTACTACTACTATGGTTGTGGTATTAATGCATTTTGTATGAGTCTTGAAAACCCTAGAAAATTTATTAACGTAGGTCAAACACATACAGATTACCCTAATCCTTATATAGCTTGGGGACGTACTGGATTTCACGGTGGTTGCAGTCATAATACAGATAGTACAACTTGGCGTACACACGCTTTTTCATTTGATCCAACGGATTCTGACCATACTGTGGACACTAAAGTTTATATGGGTGGATCTTCTGGAGACGGAATTAATCCAGATAATAATTCCCACGTAGGTGGAACATACGCCAATAGAGATGGTCATTGTGGTTTAAGTGAATGCTATACAAATTTAACTGGTGGTTATTATTCAACTTGCTACCCAGGAATGTTTGGGATTAATTGGTGGGGCGCATACGGCGCTGGTGCTGATTCAAGTTATGGAGGTTCAGGAATAAATTCCTAGAAAGAAAATTATGATACATTATTTCAATTCACAAACCGGTCTACCTGTAACGCCAAACGTTGACGCAGGTGAAGCGCTTGTTAAACAAGGTTTGGCAATTAAAAAAGAAGATGTTCCAGCAGATGTTGAAACTTGGAGATTAAAAGTAGATGTTGATACTGGAGCACTTTCTGTATTTGCTGAAGGCAAGCAAGAAGCTGACGCTTTGTTGGATAAAGCAGCAGCGGACATAGCGCAAGCAGAAGCAGATGAAGTGAAAAACCAAGCGGATATGAAAGCTCAAGCGGATGCACAAAAAGCTGCTGGTACTCCGTAAGTATTAAATATACTTTCCATTATATAATGATATGTATGACATTAAAGAATTAACAAAAGACATCTATCAAATCGCTGAAGAACAAGAGTTTATCAAAACTCTTATGTCTACCAAAATCAACCCCAACACTTACGCAATATATCTTTACAATCAGTTACTTTGTTATTCTGAAGTAGAGAAATATGGATTAGAAAATTCATTGTTTAGAACAACAACTGGATTACCTAGAGCTGAGCATATACATTATGATTTTAAAGCTTTATGGACAGGTGATTCAACTCCTATTCCTACACCAAGTACAGTAGATTATATTAAACATATTCAAACTATAAAAGAAGAACCCGAAAAATTGTATGCACATATATATGTAAGACATTTAAGAGATATAAATGAAGGTCAATTGATGATGAAAAATACACCAGGACCTAATCGTTATTATAAATTTAGACACCGTGAGATAAAAGATTATAAAAGGATAGTAAGTGAAACAATAAATAGTTATTTAAATGTCTATCAAATTAATATTCTCAATGAAGCGAAGTTTGCTTATGCAACTATTACACAATTATATAAAGAAATGGATGAGATAGAAAAGGAATAAAAAAGATGATATGGGATCGCTTAATAAAGTGTAAAGACGAAATACTATCTATACTGGATAGAGATTGTGAAGAATACAGTGAAGCCGGTATGGAAAAATTTAATAAAGAATCTTGGACTAATCGTACTTGGAAAAATAAAAAAGTTAGACGAGTACATTTTGAGATAGTGGACGCTAGAGATACAAGAGGTCAGTATATGTTACACTTATCTTTATTTCCAAATTTAACAAATAGTGGTCCAATTTATGGATGGGTTGCTATTGCAGGTAAAAATAAAGTTAGATACTTTCACGATTATTCTCCATTACTTGTAAAAGAACATTCGTTATCAAAATATTTTATAGAAGAATCAATTTGGTTTAAACCATCAAAACCGAGAAAGAGAGCAGCTTGGGCAACTGAAATTTTTAGTGAAGGTGTAATTTCAGGTGGAAATATTAAAGATGAAAAAGAAATAAATCAAATTTGTACACTTGCTACATCTAATTTAGAATCATACCTAGATAAAATATCTGATTTTGATGGTGATTCAAAGAAAGAAGATGTTATAAAAGGTCAAAATTTTTATTGTGAGAGCTTCCAAAACCAACAACAAAATCCACACACCCCTAGCGTATTACAGTCCCTTGGATTGCCTGAAGAAGATGTTACGACATTTTGTGCTGATAATCTCTTTCCGAAGATATAATTACTATTATAAATATACCTAAAAGGGACTATAAGGGACAAAAATGGCAGAACCAGCTTCAAGGGAAAATTTAAAACAATACGCTTTAAGAGCATTAGGCAAACCAGTCATTGAGATAAATGTTGATGATGACCAGTTAGAGGACAGAATGGATGAAGCATTGCAATATTTTTCTCAATATCACTTTGACGGTGTTAAAAGAACCTATTTAAAGTACGAATATACTCAAGCAGACCACGATAGAATTTTACAAGATACTCCTGAATCTATATCAAAGACGTATGGTGATTCAACTGTAGTTACTACAAATTGGAAAGAAGGTAATAGCTTTATTGTTATGCCTGAATCTGTTATATCTGTAATTAATATGTTCCCTTTTTCAAATAAAGGTAATTTAAATATGTTTGATGTTAGATATCAATTAAGATTAAATGACCTATACGATTTTTCTTCAACGTCTGTTATTAACTATGATGTTGTATTAAGACATTTAGATTTCCTAGACCATATATTAGTTGGTGAAAAACCATTAAGATTTAACCAATTAGATAATAGACTTTATGTTGATATGGATTGGGACAATGATTTACAAGTAGGTGAATTTATGGTAATAGAATGTTATAGAAAAATGGATCCAAATATTTATACAGATGTCTATAATGACATATTTTTAAAAAGATACGTAACTGCTTTATTCAAAAAACAATGGGGTGCTAATTTAAGTAAATTTGATGGTGTTGCAATGCTCGGTGGAGTTACATTAAATGGAAAAGAAATTTACTCACAAGCATTAGCAGACCTTGATACTTTAGAAATAAAATTAAGAAGTACTTACGATACAAATGTACCCTTTATGATAGGATAATGCTATGCCAGTTAATCATTACTTTCAAGGTGGTATGGGAATTGGCAACGCTGCCGAAAAAAGACTACACGAAGATATAGTTGTTGAAAGTCTTAAAATGTTCGGCAATGATGTCTATTATTTGCCACGAACAATAGTCAATAAAGATATAATTTTAGGAGAAGACGTAACTAGCAAGTTTGATGATACTTACTTGATAGAAATGTACTTTGAAACTAACCAAGGGTTTGCTGGTGAACAAGAAATTATTAGTAAATTTGGATTAGAAATTAGAGATGACACAACTTTAGTTGTTGCAAAACGAAGTTGGGATAATTTAGTTGGTAATAAAAGTGGTGGTTTAATTAGACCTCTTTTTACAGGTAGACCAAATGAAGGTGATATTATATTTGTGCCTTTGATGAAATCTTTTTTTGAAATTTTATTTGTAGAAGACCAAGAACCATTTTTCCAATTAGGCAATCTGCCAGTTTATAAACTTAAAGTTACTCGTTGGGAATATGCAAGTGAAAAACTTGATACTGGTTTACAAACTATTGACCAACACGAAGATACACATACACTAGACCAATTGCAATATAAAATGACATTGGAGTATGGAGTAGAAGTTATATATGGTGCAGGTTCGGTACAGTTAGAAGATTACCACGATTATTCTACAGGACAACCAGGATTTTTATTAAATGAAGATTTTGCAGTATCTAATATACAAACACAATCGCCTTATGCAGATAATTTAGATTTAAATACAGAAGCGGGTTATGATACTCTTGCTGTTTCAGATGATATATTAGATTTTACAGAAAGAAATCCTTTTGGTGAGGTAGATGAATAATGTTTGGTACTCATTTTTATAATCAAGGTTTAAGAAAATTAACTATTGCGTTTGGTCAAATTTTTAATAATATAGTTCTTCAACAAAAATCTAGTACAGGTGCTATTACTAAAAGAATACGTGTGCCTTTAGCTTATGCACCTAAAGAAAAATTTATCCAAAGATTAGAACAACAAGCAAATTTGCAAAAGGGTAGAACCTTTGCAATTACTTTACCTAGAATGGGATTTGAAATCAAAGGATTAAAATATGACGCTACTAGAAAATTAAATAAACTTCAAAAAACCTGGAGAGTTAAAACAGATGATTCAACAGTACATAATTTTAATTATGCACCTGTACCATATGATATAACTTTTAACCTTTATTCTTTTACTGCAACAGCAGAAAATGGATTACAGATTATTGAACAAATACTACCTTTTTTTCAACCTGATTATACAGTTACAGTTAATGTAATTCCTGAATTAAATATTAAAAGAGATATACCAATAGTTTTAAATGATGTAAGTTATGAAGATACTTATGATGGTGAATTTAATAAGCGAAGAGCTGTTATATATACTTTAGCGTTTACTGCTAAAACTTATTTATATGGACCTATGTCAAAAGGTAAGGTTATCAGACAAACACAAGCAGATTTAGGATCATCTACGGATGCTCCTTTAGCAACTGAAGAAAGAATTATAGTTATACCTAAACCTGAATCGGCGGATGCTGATGATGATTTTGGATTTACAACTACAATATCTTTTTATGAAGGCGGTGTATAATGAGTAAATTAGAAGATAGTGTAAATGAAATATTAGGTTTAGATAGTAAAAAAATTGAACCTGAAAAATTTGAAGTACCAGTACCAAGAGATACTGGAAAAAATGTTACTGTAGAAAAATTTTTAGATAAAGATTCTGATTATAGTAGAGAAAATTATTATAATTTAATAGAAAAAGGACAAGAAGCAATACAAGGAATATTAGATATTGCAAAAGAAGGACAACACCCTAGAGCATATGAAGTTGTTGGTCAGTTAATTGGACAAGTTGGCGATACAGTAGATAAACTACAAGACTTACAAAAGAAATTAAAAGATTTAAAAGAATTGCCTGGAAGAACAAATGCAAATATTAAAAACGCTTTGTTCGTAGGTTCAACTGCTGAATTACAAAAAATGTTAAATAAAAAACGTGAAAATGAAACTGTTAAAGATGAACCAAATAAAAAAATTTAATGAATTAAAAGAACATATATTACCACTTAATAGTTTTATCGCAGGTTGGTATATTGATCCTAAAATTTGTGATGACCTTATAACCTTATTTAAATCACAAAAAGAACATCAAAGGCCAGGAGTTATAGGTGGACCTTTCAGTGTTAAGAAGCACCAAAAAGATTCTATAGACCTAGGTCTTCATCAAAATTTTACAGATGAAGTTTTTGTAAAATATACAAAACAATTGAAAGAAATTGTTGGACTATATCAAAAGAAATATCCTGAAGTTCAACAGCTTAATAAATTTGGAATGATTGAAGGAGCAAATATACAACACTATCCACCAGGAGCAGGTTATTTTGCTGAGCATTTTGAAAGAATGGGTATAATGGAAAATCGTTGTCTTGTTTGGATGACTTATTTAAATGATGTTCCTGAAGCTGGTACACATTTTAAATATCAGAATTTAACAACTCCTGCTAAAAAAGGATTAACGCTTATTTGGCCGACAGATTTTACTCATACGCATAGAGGACAAATTACTAAACACCACGACAAATATATTATAACTGGTTGGATGGGATATATTAAAGATGATAAATATATACCAGAAGAGAAAAAACAATGAGTACAACAGACGCATATTTAGGAAACCCAAATTTAAAGAAAGTAAATACGGAAGTTGGATTTACTAAAGAAGAAATTGAAGAATTTGATAGATGTGCTAAAGACCCAATCTATTTTATGGAGAAACATATGAAGATTGTTTCCCTTGATGAAGGTCTTATAGATTTTAAATTATATCCTTTCCAAAAAAATATAGTAAGAACAATACATAATAATCGTTTTACGATTGCAAAACTACCTAGACAATCAGGTAAATCTACAACAACAATTGCATATCTTTTACACTATGCAATATTTAATCCGAATTCAAACATAGCAATTCTTGCTAATAAATCTTCAACTGCTAGAGATATATTAGGAAGACTACAACTAGCCTATGAAAACTTACCAAAGTATATACAACAAGGTGTTATAAACTGGAACAAAGGTAGTATTGAATTAGAAAATAAATCTCAAATTATAGCGGCCGCTACATCTTCAAGTGCAATAAGAGGAGGTACATATAATATAATATTTCTTGATGAGTTTGCTTTCGTACCTGCTAACATTGCTGAAATGTTTTTTAGTTCTGTTTATCCTACTATTACATCTGGTAAAACTTCAAAGGTTGTTATTGTATCAACCCCACACGGTATGAATCAGTTTTATAAATTATGGATGGATTCTGAAAGTGGTAAAAATGATTATATTCCTATTGAGGTGCATTGGTCGGAAGTTCCAGGAAGAGATGAAGAGTGGAAAGAAATGACTATAAGAAATACATCTAAAGAACAATTCCAACAAGAGTTTGAGTGTGAATTTTTAGGTAGTGTTGATACATTAATTTCACCAATTAAAATTAAATCAACTCCTTATATGGCACCAATAACATCAAG